AAAGGAGCCGTCATCAATGCGTCCATATTTTCTTGGACGGGGTCTTTAGGCGCAGGGGCCATATCAGGCATTAAAATATCATCGATATCTTTAATGTTCAGCGCAATATACATCTTGCGGAATGCTTCTTTCATATTATGGATCTGAGGAGCACTCTGAGCCATCTGAAGTTGGGTCTGCGCTAAAATAATGCGCTGCGTCGTACTAAAGATATTAGGGTCGCAAACAGGAATAACATCTACGCTGTTGTTAAAGTCCTCAGCAAAAACAGTTTGCTGTGCGCCCTGCACTTGGTACGGATATTCAGGAGGTAGATACTCGCCGAATAATCGCTTTAGTATTTTGAATTCGTTACGCTGCGCGTAATGCAATCGCTTGTGGATTGAAGAAATAACTTTCTGACCTTTTTCTAACAACGCAACGGTGGTGCCTACTGGAGCGTTAGAGTTAGCGTCCCCAGTTTGGTTATCCATTACAGATGCAAACCGCTGCCCAGACTCTACGAGTAACCCTAATAGCTGCGCTAGAGTTGCGCTAGGTTCTTTATACGGAAGCGGCATAAAGGAGTCGCGGATCGTTCCTCCAGGAGTGTCTACATCTCGCCACTCTCCAGGCTGTACCGGATCATCAGATCGCTGGATATTTAAGCCACGTGCTTTAAAACCAGCCGGTAAGTTGGCTAACGTACCTGCATCAATTAGCTGACGTAAAATAGCCGTAGCTGATTTAGTTACCCCGCCAATCATATGGATTAAGCCGAAACCGTAAAAACCCAGTCCTGGAAGGAATTTGTAATGCGTAAAGTATTCAACTTTCTTACGCATGGGGTCGGTTTCTTCGTAGTTTCTACGAACAGAAAGTACGGTGTTGTTATCTTTACAGATCGTTACGATATACGGAATGGCCAACCCAGTAGGTTCTCCATCGTTATCCGTATGCTCAAACCCTTCGATATCTAACTCAACGTGAAACTCAAGCAGCGTATAGTCGTGCTGACTTCCGGTACGAGTTACGCCATCTAGCTCATCAATTTTTTGCTGTACTGAATCACTATCATCAGTGTAAGATGGAGGATTCATCTCCTCGTCTACATAAAAACCACTGAGCTGTAGTTTACGAAGATCATTCTCCGTCATAGTCAAGCGGTGCGTAATACGAGGTGACGTGTGTAGATCCGTAGCTGTATACGGAACAATTAAATCTTCAGCTTTAATAAACCTAGAAACGACTCGGCCCATCGTAGGGTCGTAATAGCATTTCTTAAACGCAGAACCTGCTAACGGCAAAAAGAACAACATCTGATCCATTTCAGGATCGTATTCGTCCATTTTGTACATCAGCTGATAATTCATAAAATCCTTAACGCGATTAGCTTGCATCGCTTTAGGATCATTAGAAGCGCCCATTATTTTCGTATCTACTGGGCCGTTAGCTGGTAATAGTTCTTTATACGCTTGGGCTTGAAAATGCGTAGCCGCTTCAGCAAGTAGCGGATGATACACCCCGCTCGCACCTTCAAACGGTTCGCTACGAGGGTCGTTTTCAATACCTAGTAGTTCTAAACCGTTTTTAAATGTTTCATACCAATCTTGACGGGAGTCAACATCGTTTTCGTATGCACTAAGGAGTTCACTAGAAATTTCAGACAACGTAGCAGGGTCTAAATACTCCGCGAGGTTTTCCTCAAACGGAATATCCACTTCCATTTCCAACATAGAAGGGTCAACGAGGTTATTTTCCTCATCAAACAGGATTTCTACCTGTTCTTCGCCCTCAAACTCTTCTGGGAATTGAACTTCAGCCATGGAACGCTACCCTACTCTTATTTTTTGAGACGGTAAATTAGTAATATGCCCGTATTTTCGGATAATACTCTTCTTCGTCGTCATAATCGCCGTCTAATCGCAAAAATCCGCCCTGTCTAAAGCGACTTAGGGCTAATGTAGTTGCATCTACGCAATCGTCGTTCTCTCCGTTAGGAAAATCAGCAACTTCGTCCACTAATTCTTGCGCCCAGTTCGTATCAGGCACCCAAACTCGGCCCTCTTGGAAAATTCCACTAACCGCGTTTAGTCTTGCGATCTTATCCTGACCTTTGCTCGGTGAAAAGGTATTTATTGGGATACCCTGTCGCCGTAATTCCTGCGTTAGTGGGATACCAGAGGCTTTTGTTTCGATAATTACCGAATCAGGCTCCCAATGTTCATATAAACGCATCGCTTCGCGCTTGAGTTCTGGGAAATCTAACCGCTCTTTTACGCAATCTAACAAAATTATATGCGCATCCTGCCCACTATACAGTTCTTCGCCGATTTTACCCTCGGGATAAAACACTCCCCACGTTGTTATCGCCGTATAGTCGGATCTTTCAGACTTTAAAAACGCCGTATCGTAACTTTGAATCAAGTAATCGCACGTCGGAGGGTTATCTCTAGGCCATTCCATTATCCAATCTTTAGGAATAATCGAAATACCCTCACCTGTAGGCCGCTGCATATACTGCGCTGCCCATTTAGACGGCGGTATCGACGCTTTAGTCGCTTCTAATTCGTCTAATGACCAAAATTCCGGCCATAGCGGTTTACCTGACGGCAATATCGCGGGAAATTCAATAACCTCCCATTCGTCGCCACCCTTTTCTTGCGTCATTCGCTTGATTAATTTACCCGTTACGTCCTTTTTAGACCAACGAGTCATCACGATAACGATCGCACCTCCTGGCTGAAGGCGCTGACGGGGGCCAGTTTGATACCATTCGTAGGCTTCTTCCAACGCTTTATCCGAAAAAGCATCTTGTTCGGAGTGAGGATCGTCAATAATAAACAAATCAGCACCACGACCCGCGAGTGCACCACCAATACCCGCCGCATAATACTGACCGCCCTGCGATGTATTCCATTTACCCGCGCTTCGCGAATCAGCTTTTAGTTCGGTAGCTGGAAATATCTCCGCATACTCTTCACTTTCAATTAAGTCACGAACTCTACGACCAAAGTTAACCGCAAGGTCAGCGGTATGCGTAGCTTCAATGATTTTTAATTTAGGGCGCTTACCTAATAAGTAAGCTGGAAACAAATACGAAGCAAATTCAGACTTCGTATGTCGCGGCGGCATATTGATTATGAGGCGTTTTGATTCTCCGCTGGCGATTTTATCGAATGCCTCGGCCATCTTTTTGTGGTGCGCACCCGCAATAAACTCTGGCCAAATCGTTTTAACAAAATCGTAAAACGACGCCATAGAACTTTCGCGTTTTTCACGCTTTTCTAATTCCTCTAGGAGAAGAGTAAACTCTTTCGCTTCGTCTTTCGACAAATGCGATAGGTCTACTTCCTTTAGCTGTTCAAGTGGGGTGGTCAACGGAGTCTTTCTTGGTTTAACCTTTCAGAAGATATTCGGCCACCGTTAGCCATCGTTTGTATTTGTTGTTGAGTAGCTGGCACCATCCCCGCATCAGGGTTCATTTCCATTTGATCCGCAAGTTGCATACCTACCTGCTGGATCTGTGGGTCGGGGTCTTGCATCATCCCCATAATTTGTGGGACGCCAAAATAATATACATCCGCAGGTGTGCCCACCGGCCCACCGTCGGCCATACCTTGCGGCAACAAACCTTCTAACCCGCCCTGCTGCTCTAACATCATCATCAGTTCTTCTTCAGACATATCAGTAGGCATGACACCTTGTTCCGGCGCTCCAGGAATCGGGGGCTGACCGCCTTCGTAATCCATCGCTTTTAAGGCTTCTTCTAATCCAGAAACTTCGCTACCCTGTACTTCTTCAGGAATAACTTCTTTAACCATCGCGATATTCGGGGCAGACCCTTCGATTAGCGCACGAGTTTGAGCGTTTTCTTCAGCACGTTTTTGGGCTTTGCGTGATTGTTTTGCGCCGTATGCGGCTGTGCCTGTTGCGACAACTACTGCGGTAACTACGAATGCCATTATTCAATATCCTTAAAATTATCTACAACAAACATCCGCTCTAATTCTGGTATATCTCGGATATCGTCAGGATTAGGATGAACAGTAATGATCGTCGTATTTTCTAAAAAGTATAGCGCCCGTTTAGTATGCGGCGGCGTATTCATAATCGCGAAATCTTTATAAACGTCTATCCGTTCTTCGTCTTGCATCGTAGAAATAACGCGACAATGACCCGCTGCTAATATCGTCATATGCTCGTGTAAATGAACTTGACTTACGACTACCGAACCTTTTACCCCGTAATACGCTCGCATATAAATTCCAGGAGCAAAGTGATGCGTATTAATATACGGCGACGGCGCGTTGGGACGGGTTCTTGAAATAGCAGAAACGACGTCTTGTATCCCTGCAAGTTTAGATTTTTGGATGTCTAAGATCGCCGTACTCATTTATACGATTTACCGTAATAACCCTTCGCGTAACTTAATCCACCGCCGTTAGCTTTCTTAGCGGTTTTTGCGGCCTGCTTAAAATTCTCAGCAGTCGGTGCCCCAGCCTCACCCTTCCTTCGCATCCTCTCACCAGAACCCGCAGCTATACGCTTACGTTTAGCGTTTATATTTGCGTACAACCCTGGACGCCCACCACCTGCCATCTGGTCAGGATCGCTAAATAGCTCTTCGCGTAATTTTTGGATCCCAGACTTACCTCGGCTTGCATTATAATCTTGCAAATCTTGTAAGGCTGATTCGAACTCGCGAGACATTTCGCCTTCTTCTAAACGGGTGTTAAAATCGCTACGCTCACGCAACCCCTCTAACTGTTCCGCTCGGCTGCGTTCAATACGATCTTGATCCGCTAACCGCGTTAACATATCGTCCTCATCTAACCGACGCATACGATCCGCAGTATCAGCTTTATCTTTTGTAATAAACTGCGCTAGTTCGTCTTTTAACGATGCTAAACCCTTAGCCTTTCCTCCAGGCCCACCCATCATTCCAGCTAATAACGCCATCTCTGGGCCAATCATAGAACTTAATGCTGGTTCGTTACTTAACGATACAGCTAATTCGCTCGGCTGACCCATCTCCTGCGTTTGCCGCATCGTCAACGTATCTTTATTGGTGTTGCGTAACATCGCCATAATTTCAGGCAAGCTATCCATTACCTCTTCGCCGAGAGTAATATCTCCCGCGCCACGCAATAGTGATAATAACCCGCCGCTTCTGCCGCTAACTTCCTCGTCGTAAACCGCTTGCATATCGTCCATTACCATTTCACCTTATCGGCCCAATAAGCTGCGCTCATCTTGCCCTTTTTAATATTCTTTCCGTGACGTGCCTTAAAACTCTTACGCCGCGCCTTTTGCTTCGCCGACTCACCCGCTTTAGGCTTACCCGCAGTTTTTACACCCTGCTGCCCAAAACGAATCGTCTTAATTTTATCGCCCTCTTTCGCGACAACGATATGGGATTTTTTAGGATGGTTCGGGGTACGCTTAGGCTTATTATACCCACTAACCCCTGCTCGCTCTAAACGAGAATCTTTTTTCTTTTTCTCAGCCACCGAATGGGTTCCCCTGTGCAACAGGAAACGCTTGTAATCTCATAGAAATAGAATCCGGCCCTTGGGTATACCTTCTAGCAGGCTCCTGAGAACCTAACTGCCGTATTAATCCACCTAACCCTCGTTGGGGCTGCTGCAATTGCTTCAACATACCAGAACCAGCGCCTAAATGTTCAGATAACCGCTGCTGCTGTTGCTGCATCTGCAGAACATTACCCTGCAATTCCTCAAGCGTTTGTTCCGTAGTCTGCTGCTGAGGTATCTGCATTTGATTATTAAGCTGCGCCCGACGGTCTACAGGGGACTGTAATGACGGCAAACCTAGCTGCATATCTGTAGCGTTCCCTCCCTCAGTAACTTGTTGTTGCGGCATATCCGTAGGCTGCGGAGCATACTGCGCCCTCATCTGATCGCGCATTTGTAACATCCTCAACATCTGCGGATCCATAAACATGCCACGACTCATCGGCGAACCATAAGGAGACTGACCGTACATAACGTAACCTCATCAAAGATGAGCCGAATCGTAACTCCCTAATCACTATCCTCGCTACCCCTAAAAAATTTTCGCGAAAAATTTTTCGCGTCGGAAAATATAAATGTGCGAAATTTTTGAATAGGGAACCTAAAGCAAAAGTATCTCGGAAAAAGAGTCGGGAACTAGGT